CGGGTCGTTCGTCTAAGTTCCCTATTATCGTAGGGTGTGCGGGTTCGGCTAGGCTCGATAACCTGATAGTGTCAAGTGCTAAAAATTTCGAGGCGGCTGAGACACCTTTTGAGGTTGCTGATTTGATTAAGAAGGCTATTGCGTTAGACGGATGGAAAGAGGAAAAGGATGATGGAGGCGAACCGCCTTCTTATTCGGTTGATGTCTTGATTATCTTTGAAAAGAATCTTTATCGTATTGGTTCTGATTTGTCCGTAACAGAGATACAAGACTTTCAGTTTGTAGCCGTAGGCAGTGGCGAACCTTATTGTCTAGGGGCGGCTTACGGATGTAAAAACAAGAAACCTAAAGAAATGATTAGAACGGCTTTATCCGCAGCAATTAAGTTTGACCCCAGTTGTGGGGGCAAGATGTTTATAGGGGCTATTGAACGATGAAATATAAAGAAAAGAAAGACAATTATGAGGGATTCATCCCACCCACAATGCCCTGCAAAAATTGCGGCAAAGAAATGCAAATCAACGACCTGTCTCAAATGTTTTTAAAAGAAAGAGGGCCGTATAAAACAACCTATATGTACCGATGTGATTGCTGCGCTTGGGAAACCCAAATGCTTCCATTGAGTCAGTATCCGCAAATTGGCGATCCATTAAAAGGAGTAAAAAAATAATGTCACAATTGCCTGTTCCAAAACTTACATATAAACACACTATTAAAGATGATAAACATTTAATCGTTGTCTACGATTCAAGGGGTTCTGTGTTGGTTTCTTACGCAGACAACACTCTACAGCAGGCCTACGAAGGTGCGTCCCAGTATGTCAAACTGAAAATAGAAGACCTATTAAGCGAAGTAACTCCACCGTTTATGAGGTATTTGCTTAAACCCTGCGAGAAGAAGGGTGACGGAAGGTTACCCATACTGCAGGAACAGTGGAAAGCGATGACCTTGTCCGACTGGGTGAACGGGTATATGGGCGTTATTACACAGGCTGAACTAGCAAGAATTAAAGGCGTTTCAAGGCAAGCCGTTCACCAATCAACTCAAAGAGGGGATACGGAAATCTTTGTTTGGAAAGACGAAAAGTACGTTCCCTTTGATACCGTTTTTGTAAATCCGCAATCTGTAGATTTTTATGGGCAGCCAATGGTTCTTTATTACGCAACTCAAATAGACAAAAAGAAACCGAGAAGGAGAAATAATGTCAAAAGAAAAGATGCTTAACCACTTGGCAACTATTGCAGCCAATATGGATGAGTACGATGGTGTTTTTGTTTTGACATTTAAAAGAAGTAAAGATGATGATGATGATTCTATTTCCTTTATGGCCAATGGAGAGGGTGTTTCATACATAGAGTCAGTCGGACTTGGCAAACTATTTTCTACTTTTCTGGAACTCGATATGGTTTCTAGGCAAATTGATGAACACAACGAGGAAGATGATGGGGAAGACGAAGATGATGATTAATCCCGATAATAACAAACTTGATAGGGATCAATTTGATGCCATTATTGAATATCTCGATCACGCTATAAATATATATCCGAATATCGAAAACCAATTAGACAACGACGAAATAAAAGAACTTCTAATTGTTCAAGCACATTTGTTTGTAGTCATAAAAATGTTGCTTATGCATTCTGATATAAAATATAGAAATAGGATCAAAACAGAACTAAGTTTTGAAAAGAATTTATTTAAGGAGAAACAATGAGCCAACCTCAATCGACAGAAGTATGGGACACCCATAAACCCAAAGGTGGTTTTGGAGTCGAAATGACTCCAGAACAGTTTGAAGTTTTGTCTTCTAAGATGAATTTCGTTACAGAAGAAACGGCCCGCAGAGAAATCGCTGTATCCGAATCCCTACAAGAACTCAAGCAAATAGAAGCAGTGAGGTCGTATGCTTCTTTTGTTAAAGATATTACGACCAGCATTCAAACATTAAGCACGTTACCTAACACGGAGATAGCCATAGGCGAACTCTTGCAATCCCTGCACAAGGTTACGGAAACATTTAATCCCAGCGGAGAATTAAACTTTGAGAGCAAAACCTTATCGCTTCAAACTGACAAAAAAACAATTGCTACGCATAAGACAATTAGTTTACAAGATGAATACTACTCCGCACAATTCATCGAGGAAGAAAATGGCTGAAACAAGCGTAAACGCTTATAAGGCTCAGTTAGACAAAATGCGTAGAGATGCCAACGCAGAGGAATGGAATATCAACGGTTCTGTTCTAAGTCGTTCTGATGTAATGTTTAAGGTCTGCGATTGGGTTGCGAGTGGAAATCAACTTAAACTATTTTGCGATCAGGCGGGCGCACCAAGTGTTGGCACTATTTATAAATGGTTTAAGAACTACTTAGAGTTTGAAAAAGATTTTCGTTCAGCCGAAGAGGCATCGGGTCATATCCTTGCCGAAACTGCTTTAGCCGAAGTCATTCACCTAGAAGATTCTGAAAACGTTTCTGTAGTAAAACTTCGTTATGATGCCCTTACGAGGCGTGCAGCGCAAATGAATCAAAGGTTTCAAGACAAGCAGGTATATAAACAAGAACAAGATATTGTGTCCGTATCTGATGATGAATTAAGGCGCAGGAGAGACGAATTATTCATCAGGGTTAAAGAAGAATTACGTAGCGAAGGCTGGATTCCTCCTGCTAACGAAATAGATATAAGTGTTGAAAACAGTGAAGTTACAGAAGAAACCGAATCCGATGAAATAGATAAACCTAATGATAACAGCACTTAAACAAAAAAGGAGTCCGAAGACTCCCTTTTCGTTACATCAAAAAGGCTTATTCGGCCTTAGCGGTGTAGCCATTGGTTTTATAAGCAGAACCCGTAGCGGATTTGCCCATATCAACTTCGGCTTTAAAAGAAGCGAACTCGGGTCGAGCCGATTGGCCGCCACCTTCACCGTCAGAAGTTTCCTTCATCAAGGCTTCAGGGCTTGCACCTTCAACTACTTTGATGGTGTTTTTGCCAAACTCAACGGGGAGTCCTGCCATTTTTTTCTCAAGAGACATTTCGTACCTCGTATTTGGTTAAGAGTGCCACTCCATACCCAAGTAAATCATAACATAGGAGTTATATGAGTCAATGGTCGGAATTGGAAAAGATTGAAATGGAACTTTCTCGCAGAGAACGGGAAAGCAAACTAAAGAACTTTAAACCCTATCCTAAGCAACTAGAGTTTATGAACGACAAACACAAAGTTGTGGCTCTCTTTGGGGGTAATCAGTCAGGTAAAACTACGGTTGGTTCTGCCTTTTGTGCCTATCATTTGACGGGAGAATACCCCTCTTGGTACAAAGGTATCAAATTTGACAAGCCCGTAACGGTTTGGGTTGCAGGAGAGTCCTCTACCCGTGTCCGAGATACCCTTCAAGAAAAACTATTTGGCCCATTAGGCGAGTGGGGAACGGGTTTAATACCCAAACAAGCCATTGTTGGCGAACCAATACGCAAAGGTGGCATCCCACACGCCATAGATATAGCAAGAGTTAGGCACAAAACAGGTGGAACAAGTATAATTCAGTTCTTTTCTTACGACCAAGGGCGAGAAAAGTTTCAAGGGAGTACGGTAGACCTTGTTTGGTGTGATGAAGAACCCCCTGAAGACATCTATAAAGAGGCCAAAATGCGTACTATAGCCGTTTCAGGGTATGTTTTCCTAACATTCACCCCTTTAAGGGGTATAACGCCCCTATGCGATGAAATGATAGGTAATAAAGACGATCTTTATGGAGTACATTACCTAACTTGGGATGATGTCACCCACTTATCTGAAGTAGACAAGCAAATGCAGGTTGCGGGGCTGGGCCCCCACGAAATAGAAAGCCGTAAATACGGAAAACCGAGTATTGGTTCGGGTAAAATTTATCAATTCGATGAATCCGAATATACGGTAAGCGATTTTACGATTCATCCTAAGTGGAGAACCGTTGCGGGTCTTGATGTGGGTATATCGCATCCAACTTGTGCGGTTAAATTGTCTATTGATGACGAATCGGGTGTTGGATATATCCACCAAGAGTATAAAATGTCAGGTGAAACTTCTGTTTATCACGCTTATAAACTAAAAGATTGGCCCTGTAGGTTTTCTATTGACCCAAATTCTCGTCAGCGTTCTATTGCAAGTGGCGACTCTCCCTACAAAATGTTTCAAGACATTATGGGAGATGATCGGTTGATGGCTGCAGACAATAGGGTAAACTATGGTATATCACTAATTAGAGCAAAAATCGCTACCGAGCAACTCTACATTTTCGAGTCTTGCGTAGAAACCTTAAAGGAAATGCGTTTGTATCGCTTCAAAGAAAACGGAGACATACACAAAGTTGATGACGATTTGATGGATGCGTTGAGGTATTGTGTTACGGCTTGGGACAAAGCGGTATCACCCCCTGAATTAAATCGAAGATATGAGTTAAACTATGAATGGAAGCCAACTAATAAAAGAATCGGTTACTAGGAGATATAATGGGTCAAGAATTTGGAACTATTGAAGCGGGTAAACCATCCAGTATCACTACAGGTTTATCTAAATTAGTTCAAGATAAGTTTACTTGGTGCAGGAACTTACGCTTTTTACAGCAAGAGAAATGGCTATCTGCAAAGATGGCTTTTGACGGAATTGATTACTACGGTGCAGATGAAGAAGCCAATCAATCTGGCATTTATTTAAACTTTACCCAGATGAAAACGATGGCTGCTTATTCTCAAATTATGTCTACAATGACTGGCCCGCAGGGTTACCCTTGGTATGTTAAACCAACGCCTGATCCAGAATTGGTTAGGTTAGGGTTTACCAATACGCAAGAAGCCGAAAAAAATCCATTACTGCCTCCAAATTTAAAAGAAAATATCTTAAAAGCCAATATTGCTTGTGATGGTATGCGAGTAAAGATTGCAGACAACCTAGAAGAAACACACTGGGAAGAGAAGTTTGCAAGAGGTGTTTTGGATATGGTTATCCTTGGTACTATGGTTGTCAAAGGGCCTTTCTCTGCACCGCCAGACCCAAAGAAATGGATGCTTGTAGACGAAGAAGAAGAAGGTGGCGTTATAAACAAGATTAAAGATGCTATTGGCATAATAAAGCCTAAAAAGCAAACCTATAAACTTGTATCCTCAGATGAAGACCCACGACCTGACTTTGAAATTGTTTCTCCATTTGAGTTTTATCCAGACCCGTCTGCTTTTTGCATTGAAGATTGTATGTGGGTGGTTCATCGTAGGGTATTGAACAAATCACAACTTGTTGATTTGGCAAAAGTAGATGGCTTTAGACCTGAAGAAATCGAAAAATGTTTAGATGCTTACCCCAAGGGAAACTGGACGGCAGAGACTTGGGAATCCCGTGTCTACGCCCTCAACCAAAGGCAAACTCCTTTATCAAGGGGTGATCGTTTCGTAGCCCTCGAATATTGGGGTTATGTTTCGGGTAGAGAGTTGGAACTTGCAGGCGTAGATATGCCCAATGGTTACGACAAACACAAGCAATATATGGCTTGTATTTGGTCGATTGGTTCTTACTGTATTAAAATTGCTATAAGTCAACTTGAGAAACCTTACATTCCATTTTTGGTTTGCCCTTACGAAAAAGTTTTGTACAACGTATGGGGTCGTGGTATTCCAGAAAAGATGCGTGACCCACAGGACATCGTTAATGCGGCTGCAAGAGCAATGGTCGATAATATGGGTATTGCCGCAGGGCCTCAAGTCATTTACGATACAAGCCGAATGATTAATGGATTTAAGTTTGAAGGTATTAAGCCTTGGGGTGTTTGGCCGCTTAAGACCCTTGAGGGTATTACGACTCCTCCCGTTACATTTGTTCCAGTTCCAAGTATCCTGAATGAACTAAAACTTCTTCAAGATAACTTTAAGGTATTTATTCAAGAAGTAACCTCAATGCCCGATATGACTTCTGGTTTTTCTAACTCAGCATCTGGACAGCACAACCGTACCGCTTCGGGTATGAGTATGCTATTTAATGCTGCAACAACTTACACGAAGGGTGTTGTATTTAACATTGATAACAATATTACTAAACCTATGATTAGGCGCATATACGATTGGAATATGCAGTATTCCAACGATATGATGATTAAGGGCGACTTTAGCATAAGTGCTGGCGGTGTTACACGACTTATGCAAAACGAAAGCAAAGAAGGTTCTATGCAGCAACTTGTTCAGTTGGTGCAAGACCCAGACTTTAAACCGTATATTAATAAGATTGCTATCCTTAAGGAATGGGTTAGAATACACGGATTTGACGATACGGATATGGTTAACTCCGATGAACAAGCCGATCAAATCAAACAGAATATGATGCAACAAGAAGCGCAAATGGAACACCTAAAGAACGTTCCAAGACTTCGTGCTGAAATGCCCAGACCTGATGCATTACTTGAAATGCTTCAAAACACAGAGCCTTCAAGCCCTGCGTATCCTGCCATTTACGAACAAGTTGCTTTGTCTCAAGATGCGATGACTCCATCTATGAAATTAGCCTTAGATATTATTAAGGCACAGACACTTGCCGCATCTCAACAGCAACTGCAATTGCCACAGGAACTTTCAACACAAGGACAACCGCTTCCTACGGATTTCCAACGAGCAGGTGGTTTCCCAGAAACTGTTCCAGAACAAGTTCCAAATGCGCCTCAACAAGGTATGCCTATGCCACCGCAAGGTATGCCTATGCCACCTCAACAAGGTATGCCACAATAGTTGTGGTATAGTATTAAGTATTGGGAACACACAACTTGAACAATAAAGTTAAGTTACTAGAAGAAATTAAACCAATTGTAAATAGCCCCTATTGGGCTAAGTTACAAATTTTAATTGCTGATATGATTGCTGATAAGCGAGATTCCCTAGAGAGAGTCTCTACCTTTGAAGAAGTGCTGAAGGCTCGTGGAAGTATTGAAGCCCTACGAGAGATAAGCGAACTAGATAAAGCCATCAATTTTATTGATGAGGCCACTAAGCCACAATTCCGTGACCGTGAGCCCAAATTATATGACCAAGCCACTAGGCCGTCAGGGAGTTAGATATGCCAAGTAAACGTGACGAAATCCGTGAAAACGCTAAAAGAGCCGATACTCTTGCACAGCAGTTAGCGGCAGAAGGCGGTTTGTTTCCATCTGAAGGTGCAAAATCTAAGATGTTTACAAATCAAGTGCCAGACTTTTCTGCCCCGACCACTGAATCTGTAGCCGAAGTTACATCGGAAACACAAGTAGAACCTCAAACAACACAAGCAGCAACAAGTCCGAGTGCCAACGAAACCCAATCTGCTGAAACCATTGAGGATGTTCTTGTATCTGAAAAGCAATACAAGGCTGCTGTTAAGGCAATGAATGATGCACAGCGTAAGGCTGCTGATGCTGAAAAATTGTTGAACCAACAGAATGTAGAACACGAAAGATTTAAAGCCGAGTTACAGGCTATCAAACAACAAATGAACCAACCCACACAGGTAAATAATACTTCTCTTGTAAGCCAAGCATTAGAAAGATGGAAAGAAGAATATCCCGATACGGTTAATATTAATCTTGAAACTGCAAATGCCGTTAAACAAGAAGTCCAACAAATGATTGATTCAAGACTTTACAGCGTAGAATCGCAACTTAAAACATCCCGTGAAGAGCAAGAACACTTTAAAATTCTTGAGCAAGTACGGTTACGAGATGAAAAGATTAAGCAACATCATAATGACTATGATGACGTTCGATTATCTGACGACTTTAAAACTTGGGTTTATGGCGAAGCACCATCTATTTACCAAGGCGTGTACGAAGGAACCATCCCCTTTAACGACAGGGATGCTGTAAAAATTATGGATGATTTTAAAACTTACAAAGGTTCAGTTGGTTCAAATAAGCCTGTCGTTTCACGGCCCAAACCAAGCGCAGCCGAAGTTTCTCCAAAGATTAACTCTGCTGTTAGTTCGGATATGGGTCAAACTATTGAAACTGAATTTACTGCCGAAGACTTACAACGACTTCCCTATATGATTAACAGAATGAAAAACCCTGCTGAACGCAAGGCGTTAATGGATAGGGCTGATAAGTTTATGTCTAGGCAATTGTCAAAAACCAAATAACTTAAGGAAACTTAAATGGCAACTTATAATTTAACCACAGGCATTGATGGTTTATATCAAAAAGGAAGTACAGAACTTACTACCTTTGCGAAAGAAATCGACTTTGCCAACTTTTCGGGCACGGGTAGTGCAGGGGCACAAAATGCTACTGCTGCTATCATCACGATTCCCGCAGGTTTTTACATCGTTGGTTTAACCACGGTTGTATTAACAGCAGGAACTGCCGCAAAAACAATCACTGTTGAACTCTCAACAGGAACCGATCTTCAAGCCGCAACCGCTATTGATGCTGCTGCTGGAACGGGCGTATCCACTGCGTTAAATACTTATTTAACAGCAGGTGATACCATCCAAGTCAAACTTTTGGATGCTTCTACTGTTGCAGGAAAAATGGGTATTACGGTTGTTGGATTTCAAACTCCTCTAACCTACACCAATTCAACTTACGCTTTTTAATCAATAACTAATTTAAAGGAATTTTAAAATGGGTTTACAAGTTACACGAAGTGGTGCGAACCTTTCGGCTGGTGTATTTGTTCCGCAGATTTACTCCGCTAAACTGCAAGACAAATTCTACGCTGCCTCTGTCGTTCCCGCCATTGCAAATCACAATTGGGAAGGCGAAATTATGGCCTTTGGCGATACCGTCAATATCCGTAAAGTCCCTACCATTTCTATTCAAAACTATTCGGTGAATAGTGCTATCAATTATCAAGATGTGTCTGATGAACAGATTCAATTGCTCATCAACCAAGCGAAGTATTATGCTTTCAAGGTTGATTACATTGATGACTACCAGTCAGATATTGCTTTGATTGATACCATCACTCAAGATGCTGCTATGCAAATGGCAGTCACCGTTGATAAGTCCGTGCTTCAATCAGTTTATGCTGATGCGGGTACGACTCTTACGACTGTTAATCTTGGTTCTTTATCTACCGACACTTACATCCGACCTCTCCTCGAAGCGGGACAGGCTCTTGATGAAAAGAATGTTCCTCGTGACGGTAAACGATGGGCTGTTATTAACCCAGAGTATGCTCGTTACCTGAAACTGTCTGACTTAAAACAAGTCCTTATTACTGGCGATGATGAATCTCCTCTCCGTAACGGGTTTGTGGGTCAGATTGACGGGATGAACGTTTATGTTTCCAACAACGTACTCGATGCTGTCGGTTCTACCTCTGGTTCACCTAGCCAATTGCTAGTGGGCCACGAGTCAGCACTGACTTTTGCAAGTCAGTTTGTGAAACACGAAATGTTGCCCCTGCAGAACACCTTCGGATACGGAATTAAAGGTCTACAAGTCTACGGATTTAAGACCGTTAAAGCCGATTCGTTGGTTTGTATCCCTGTCTATGTTTAATATTTTTTAATATTCATAGCAGTCTCAAACGCAACAGGAGTTAATGGGGGGTTTCGGCCCCCCATCTCTCCTTTACCTAATGGAGATATAAATGGCCAAACAACTCGTAAAGATCATCAATACAGAAACAGGAAAGGTTTTTGAGGGTTCTCACCTTCAAAACGCAAATCTCATAGCCCACGCTGAAAACAATAAAGAGACCTTCGACTTGGTGTATATGGACATTAAAGAAGAAGATTCAGGTTCCACCTACACTGTTGCCAAACTTATGGGCAAGAGTGTCAAGGAACTACAAAAGTTAGCCACCGAAAAGAACATCACCTTTGGTGTTCCATTCACACATATGACTAAAGCAGAAATTGCTAATGTTATTATAGAAAGTACGAAGGGTATTCTATAAGGGGATTGGATGGCATATACCGTAAGGTCTATACTTGGAAAAACTAGGCTACACAGACCAGACTTACGGGAAGCCGAAGTTGACTATCTTACACAAGAAATTGTGCGTAGAATCTGCCGTCTTACAATGCTATCTCAAACAGAAATTAATTACACAACTGATGGGCCTGTTACCCAAATTCCTATCGTAGACCCTGATGGAAACGATATTAACCGAATCCACTTAGTTCGCTATCAGGATTCTGTTATTCCGACTCCAACTGTTCCAACCGTTGCACTTAACACGGGTGATGGTTATGCTCAAGACAAGTTGATTTTTTATACAGTTGTAGCCGTAGGGGGACAAGGTTGGGTATCTGATTACTCTCCTGTTGCCTTCACGCAGACCACATCGAGTCAAAAACAAACTATTGTTACAATGCCGCCTATCCCTAATGCACCACAGGGGTTTGACCATTTTGATTTGTATAAGTATGTTTTGCCGATTGCATCTAAAAAAACAATTACAGGCATAAGCATCGCTACTCAAGCCGTTATTACATCGGCTGCTCACGGACTTGTTGCAGGTGACTTTATTTGCGTTCAATCCGTTGCGGGTATGACTCAGATAAATGGAAAAATCCTAGAAATATTAAGCGTTACCACTAATACTATTACCGTTGATTTAGATACGACAAACGCTTCAAACTATTCTGTTTATACATCAAGTGGATTTTTAGCATCCGTAGGTGACTTGACAACTTGGTATAAAGCCAACACCAAATTTACTAATTCTTTAACCGCAGGTGTTGATACCAATAATACCTTTGCAGGAACCGTAGCAATTGGAAATATCACTTACAACTATGTAAACTTTCAGACGGATACCGCAAGTCTTCCCTTAGAGCCCACGGGAGATTACCGAACGCTAGGCGAAGGCAATCTGGTTGAAGTTAATAATGCACTAGCCAAACCTGATGCTGTTTTTGGCACACCTAATCTTTGGGCTTATGATGCCGAAACAGGCTATATCAAACTATACCCACCGCCTTCTCAAGACCTTCATCAAGCAAGGTTTAAAATTGTTTATTCTTTCATTCCAGTGGGTGAAATTGATGAGATACCGTTACTTCCAGAATCGGAAGAGGCAGTTTATTACGGGACTCTTGCAGAGGCTTATATGCTTGGCGGCCCCGCAAATAACCCTCAATTAGCAAAAGATTATGAAATTAAATTTAACTATGAAATGTCTAATCTAAAAGCCATCGCCATTCAGGGTCAAAGCGGAAGACTTAAAGTAATAAGCCGACCCCTTGGTGGCCGTAGGCGTACAGCGTACGGGGCTTTTGGAAGTTCGTGGTCTTCAGGTTGGGGTTGGTAATGACAACTATTGTTTCTGCTCTTACCCCACAAACCCTAGAGTCTTTACGAACGGACTTGCGATTAATCGTTGGAGACAGCGAATCGCTATCAACTTCATATTCTGATTCCACAATGAACCAAGCATTGAACTTTTCTGTACAACATTATTTGCGTGTAACGGGAAAATCTTATGTTCAAAATACCGTTACACTTACGAGTGGGGAAGCAACCCTGCCTAGTGCTTACATACAAGTAGGTCGTGTAGGTCACGGCAGTCCTAATAGTTGGTTGTTGCAAAGTTCGGTTACCGAAGAAACCAACAAAAATCCGTTATGGGAGAGTTCTGTTGGAACTCCTAAGCGATGGGTTATGTTTGATGGTCAAACTGTTCGTGTAACCCCTATTCCCAGCAATGGAACGCTTGTCTTGGGTTATGTTGAAGAACCTACGGCAATGGCCGATAAACGCACCATAACGGCTATTACACAGGCTTTAAGTGGTGTAGTGACTTCGGCTAATCATAATTTCTCCGTAGGCCGTAAAGTCCAATTTGGTGGCATTACCACGATGACTCAATTAAACAATCAGATTGGTACGATTACGGCAACCACGACTGATACCTTTACGGTGAATATTACTACGACTAGTTATACGGCTTTTGGAAGTGGAACAGGGTATGCCTACGATATGGTAGACCCAAGAGTCCCTATCACTCATCAAAGATTTTTAAAGTATGCTGCGGCTTATTGGTTATTGCTCATTGACGGAGATACGCAGAGTTTTCAAGGGGCAACTGCTTTTATGCAACAATTTATGGAATTGATTAAGGAGTCGTAATGTCATTAGTCGGAAACAGATATATTCAAGCCAACTCACCTGCTACGCCACCAAGTACGGGTTACCAGTGGCTCGATACGGATACCTCTATCCTGTACGAAAGGAATGGTGCTAATACGGCTTGGGTTCAAGTCTACAATACCAATCAAACGAATGGTGGTCTACTGCCACAAACGGGTGGTTCGGTCACGGGTGCTATTACGGGAACAACAGGATGGGCCCCATCTGACAACGCTAATTTCGCTACGGCAGCCAAAATTGCAGGACAAAATATTGCTACGGTTAATTATGTGAATCAACAAGTGGCCTCTTTCAACGATGTTATTTCGGCTAAGATTTCACAAGTTGTTGCAACAACAACAAGTGCCAGCACGGCAAATAACAATATTGCTAAAAGCGGTATTGGTATAAAACTTAATGGCTATTTTTCTCCTGTAAGTGGCCCACAGGCAAGTCAGCCTGCAAATCCAAATGCTGCTGGTGTGATAGCAACCCTGATACCACTACCTATATATCCAAATGGCGGTGGCGAAGCCCAAGAATCTGATTGTGTATGGATGGCCGCTATGGCTCTTAGTTATACCGATGGCGTAAATCTTTCTGTTGGTGTTGTGGACAATACAAGCGCAAATAGGTACCAATATCAGGTCTTTTCACAAACATCAGTTAACAGGCAATATCAATCTGTTAAATGGCAAGGTCAGGCATCAGACAGATCAAGTATGGCTTCTGGATTTACACCTATGGGTATGAATTGGATGATTCTTGCGGTGAATTCTGCACAATGACAAAACAAATCAGATTAGATTTCAGCGGTGGTGTTAATGTCATAGCCGACAAGTCAGTTCTACCTGACAAGTTTGGTACGGTGATGGATAACGTTGATGTTCGTAGCGGGTTTCCCCGTTGCTTCAAAGAACCCATATTTAATCAAATTGTTGCTAATACTGATACAACTAAGATATTTAACTTTCGTGGTCGTTGGATTTATTCGGAAAATTGGCGTGATTATGTAGCCGATTTTATTAATGGTATTGAACGCATCTATTGGACTGAAAGTATCAATAGTGTTGGATACGATGGTGATGGAGACTTAGCCCCACAAAAGATGATTGAAGGAACCGAGGTTCCATTAGGAACCGCTAGACCAACAACACCTCCAATTATTTCATTAGGAAAAACAATTGTTCCAGTTCTTAATAAACCAGTTGTTTTACCAACTGGAGGTCTTTCCGAGGGCAGTTATTTCTATGCTGTGTCGGCAGTATTTGGAAAAGGCACTGGAACGCCTTCAAACATTGTTAATGTTACTATTGCCGCAAATCAAACTGGAAACATAAAAATATCTTGGAGTTCAGTACAGGATGCTGTTGGGTATATTATATGGGGTCGAGTTAATAGTTATACAGGAATGAAAAAAATAGAAAGTGTAACATCTGCAATTACTTCTTGGGTTGATAATGGTGCTATCACACCCAAGGGTGACAACCCTAATGATTATTTTGACAACTCCCCTGTTTCTTATGTGTATACCTATGAAAGAGATGTTAATAGTGTTACTAATGAATCTGGCTTAAGCGAAATATCCGATAGAACGACAACTAACATATCAAGAAACGTAACTAGAAACTTTTTAAATGATGGATATTTTTCACAACCTACGGCTGTTGATATAAGCACCGATGATGGTTATGCTTTCACGGTAGAGCCTAGACCCTCAACGGTAGATACCCTTCCATATTATGTACCTATTGAGATTGTAGGAACAGAGTCTAATGCTGAATTAAATCAAGTTCTTTTTACAACATTAGGCCCACACAGATTGACTACGGATGATGAAATTATATTTACGGGTTCGGCTTGGCAAAGTCCCGCATATAACAATCAAAGATACAAGGTCATTGTTACTAGCACAACTCAATTTGCAATCTTAAACATACCAGAATTCACCGACCAAATGTCTGGAGGATTAATTACTGATGGTTATACCTTTGTTCCCGCTAGTGGTGGCATACAGGCAACGAATACATTTTCAGTTTTTACAGAGACTGGCGAAGGAACGGGTGCCGTATTTAATGTTACCTTTTATGAGCCTCCCGTTGGCCCAGTTGATTCTGTTGTAGATACAGTTACGGTTACCACTGCTGGTGATGGATACAAGATAGGTGATGTTGTATACATTGAAATAGAACCAATACCCTATCAAGGGCAACCTGCACCAGAAAGTATTGAAGAAGGGGCATCTTCAACAGCGATCACCAATGTTGGTTCTGGCTATCCAAAACCTAATAGCATTAAAACACTATGGATACAAAACGGTGGATTAGGATATACGGCTGGAACATACAATAGCGTGGCACTTACTAATGTGACAAGTTCTGGCTCTGGTGCAACAGTAAACTTAACCGTTGATGCCAGTGGAATTATCAGCAATGTGTCTTTGGTAAACCTAGGTTCAAATTATCTTGCTGGTGACGTCTTAACCGCAACGGTTACTGGTGGCTCTGGTATTCAATTTTATGTATTTGAAACAAATAGCGGAATCTACAGCGATATTGCGATTACGGGTGGTTCTGGTGTTGGGGCAAAGGCAACCATAACGGTTAATTCTGCAGGTCAGATGGCTCAAGTTGAAGTTACCGATGGTGGAACTGGATATACCAATTCTGATACCAATTTAAGCGTGTCGGGTTTGACAACTGGTTCTGGTGCGTTACTTAATGTTCTTTCAACCCAAACAGATTATGTAAGACAGTATTTTACTATTACCGAAGTTAATAGCAATAATGAAGTCAGCATTTGCCGATCACGCATTACTATTAGTCCTGTTCCAACCGAAGGAACTATTAATGATGGCGATGCAATGTATTTAAATATGTCGGATTCTGCTATTGGAAGAATTAATAGAATTACTTTTCTTGGCGGAAACGGGTATAAAGACGGTTTGTATTCAGACATTCCTTTAACTAGTTCTGCTACTGGATCAGGTGCTACGGCTAATATTACCGTTTCTGGTGGAGTAGTCACTGGCGTTGACATAGAAGATCAGGGATTAAATTTTGTTGTTGATGATGTTATTGCACCTACACCTCAATCTTTAAACAGTTTGTATAGCATCAAGACTAAAACTTTAACCGCTGGCGGAACTGGGTATGCTAATGGCGGAAGCCAAACTTTTTCGAATGTTCCTTTAACGGGTGGTTCTGGTACATTAGCAACGGCACAGATAGTCGTTTCTAGTGGGATTGTTACGGCAGTTACTATAACCAATGTTGGTCAAAATTATACCGTTGGAAATACACTTTCCGCTAACAACGCAAATCTTGGCGGTTCAGGTTCTGGCCTTGTTATTACCGTTAATTCTGTATATATTGGTTCGGGTGCATCAATAACGGTTACCACAATCGAAGACGCTGAAGTTCTTAATGATTTATACCGAGTCTATACAACCGATTTAGATGGTAATCCTATTCCCGAAGGTTCTTTTGATATTAATGAATATATTGGTGCTTGGGTAACTCCAACCGAATTAGGGGCTTCCGCAAAATGGGTTCCATTTAATGGATATTACCGATATTGGAATCTTTACCGAACAGGTGCAGCAGGTGCGTTTCAACTTGTTGACCAGATCGACATTTTCTCATCAAACTATACGGATACAATTAGCACGCAATATCTAGGTACCACACCCTCTTCTTACTACACGGAGACTGGAATATTTGGCCCTGTTCAAGTAGATTTTATGCCTCCTCCTTTGGGGCTGCAATCACTCACGAGCCACTATGGAATGTTATTTGGGGTCGATGGACAACGAGTGAAGTGGACACCTATTGGACAACCTGACGCTTGGCCCGATGTTTTCTATTATGACTTTACCTATAGGCCCCTAGCCCTATCAAGTTTTGGTACGGGTATCATTGTTCTCTGCGAAGATGCCATTTACCGAATAGACGGTAACAGGCCATCTGAAATGTCGCTATCTAAAACTAATGCCAACGAAGGCTGCATTGCCCCCTACACCATTCAAAAGACCAATAAGGGTCTAATCTACCTCAGCAAACGAGGGTTAATGATGTTTAATGGTATGGATGCTGAATGTATTACTGACAATAGGATTCCCAGTAATATGCTACTTGGCCCAAGCAAACTTGAAAATCCTGTTGATTTCTGGTGGGTGCCAACTAAACTAGGATACTTCTATGGCAATTTCGCCTTCAATGACGGAGTTTACTTTACCGATGAAAGTGCTAACCGATTTTACCAAACTAATCCTATTCCTTCCGCTATTTATGATATTAAATCTTTTTATCATAATGGTCGCTATTACCTTGTTTATACAACAAGCGATTTCTACTCTGCTCACACTACGCTTTGTGTTGATCTCCAAATTGAAGGCTTTCCTATCACGACCTTGGGCCTGAAACCTATTGATGTCATTGTTAATGAATTAGATGATGCTTATGCTTTATTTGGCAATCAAGGTAATGGTGACTTAACTAACCTATCGACCTTTAAGGCTCAGAACTCCGAAGCCGAGCCCTTTGTAACCGAAGAAACCTATACCGTTCCCTCTAGCCCCTATGCGGTAACCGTCATCAATTCAGCCACTTATGTATCTAACCAAAGTGTTTATAACTCTACCGATAGTGTTTTAATGACTGAAGTTGCAAGTAGCCCATCTACTAACGAATATACAGTCACGAATGGGGTTTATACCTTTGGTTCTGCCAATCAGGGCAAACAAATTATTATTACCTATCAGTTTGCATTTGCTACAAATACTGGACTTAGTATATGGAAATTGTTTAATGGCAAAAGCAATATGCCTCTTGTTATTCGTTCGGGTCAAAAAGGTTTTGGTAATACCACCGAAAGAAGGAAGTATGAACATCTTGAGTTCTACGGTAACGGAACGCTTTATGCACGATGCTATATTGATGCAAGCCGCATTGGTGATGACATTGTAACTCTTTCCGAGGTACCAACTAAGGCAAGGAAGTTTAATATACCCAAGGGGCAAAGAATAGGTTACAACTTAGACTTTGAAGCCTACGGAGATACGGATAGGCTAGTTGTTGAGTATGGATATACAGATATGGAGAGTCCTTCGTAATGTATCATCGAATATCTCAAATTAATGTAGAAGAAGTCAACAGGGTCTTAAGGATTATTCAAGACCAAATGCCAAATATTCAAGATAATAACAAGGGAAGAACCGATACAATACCAAGTATAGGTGCAATAAATGAAACCAATGCAAGTGGTATATTTATAGTTACAGAGTCAACACCTATTGGCTTAACCAACATTACACCGATTAACTTATCTGTTTCAGTTAGCACTACCTACCCGACCTTTGGATGGGGTTCTAATTGGGGCAATAACTGGGGTCTATAATGAGTCAAATTACAGGGCCCGTATTTAGTATATTTGGGGGTCAGACCAACGACGGCGAGTCTCAGTGGAGACAGGCCACCAATCAAGCCCTATCTAAGATTGATGCGACCATATCCCTATCTGTTACCAATATGAATCAACTTGTAGTTCCTGAGAATCCCATATTGGGCGATAGGTATATGATCGGCTCAGGGGCTTCGGGGGTATTTGCGGGTAGAGCCAACCAACTAGCCGTTTATGGGTATTCAGCGAATGGAACACAACAGTGGAATTACTATGCCCCAATTAACGGTTTAGTGGCCTACGAAACATCTACTACTTATACTTGGGTTTATCAAACATCAACGACTTCTTGGGTTCCTAAACCCGTTGTTTCGGCTGCCTTTATTATTCCCAATGTGGGTTGGGTATCTGGTTCATCTTATACAACAGCAAACAATTCACTTGTAACAGTTGACTCTATGAGCAATGGTACGTTTGCCTCAGTTAAATACACTATACAAATTAAATTTCAGACTCATTATCAGGTTTCCGAGTTGTTATTAACTTCGTCAAGCAATACAGCCTATATAACTGAGTATGCTAAAATTACTTCAGGAACAGACCTTGGTTCTTTTGATGCAAGAATAAACTCTGGCAACATTGAACTACGATTTCAACCTACTCAAAACTCCGCAATGACCTTGAGAATTATGAAAACCGAAATATTTATTTAAGGATATAAAATGGCCACCGCAAAACAGTTTAAAGCACTATACGGAGTAGACCTTAATACTCAGACCATCACCAACGGAACTTGGACTGGAAACACTATTCCTGTTGCCTATGGTGGAACGGGGACGGCTACAGGTTCTATTACAGGTACGGGTGCATTAACTTTTACATCAGGTGGTTCAAACACTAGCGTAAATTTAGTACCCCTTGGAACAGGTACGGTTACGGTTCCTTCTGGTTACGAAGGTCGTGCTGGTTTTGGTAACACATCATTGGTAAATAAAGCCTATGTGGATACCGTTGCTCAAGGATTATCCGTTAAGGGTGAAGTAAGATTAGCCACCGCAACAGGTGGAAATATTAATTTAGGAACGGGAACTCTTCTTGTTATTGATGGAGTTCAAACGATTGCGGGCGATAGAATTCTAGTTAAAAATCAAACCAACACTTATGAAAATGGTATTTATGTTGCTGCTTCGGGTGCTTGGGCACGTTCTAGCGATGCCGATACGAAGGCTGATTTATCTTCAGCGTTTGTGTTCGTTCAAGCAGGAAGTAGCAATGACAATACGGGTTGGGTATGTACGCTTAATGACACCGATGCGGGAACACTTTGGAATCCTGGCGATACAGGTGGAACTTATGCGGCTATTGTTTGGCAACAGTTCTCAGGTGCTGGAACCTTTACGGCAGGTTATGGATTAACGCTTAGTGGTTCTGTTTTCACCATCAATTTGGCTCAAACGGCAGATTTAACCACCGCACAAACGCTTACCACTAAAACCCTAAGTGCCCCTACGGTTGATTCTCAATACACAGCCACTACCAACGGAAATACCGTATCGGTACAAAGCGTTATTCGACAAACCATTGCGGGTTCTACCACTGATACCCTAGATACAACGGATGCCAGTATCTACAAAAGCATTGCTTATATTATTCAAACAACGGATGGCACAGACTACTGCCAAACTCAAATCAATGTGGCTTGGAAAGCGAGTACACAACCTGTTATAACGGAGTACGGTGGAATTGATACGGGAAGTGTACTTTCTTCCTTTGATGCCGACTTGACTTCTGGAAGTATTAGACTTAGAGTTACTCAATCGGGAACTCGTACTTATAAGGTTATTAAATCAGCCTTCACCACTTAAAATTAATTTTTCATTAGGGATAGTGAACTAATGGGCGTACCGTTTAAAGCAAAAAATGGCTTAGATGCCAATAGTAATAAAATTGTTAATGTTGCTAATCCGACTACCTCACAAGATGCGGCAACTAAACTTTATGTAGATAATGCTGTAGGAACGGGTTTACCTTCTCAGACAGGCAATAGCGGAAAGTTTCTAACCACTGACGCAACAACGGCTTCTTGGAGTTTGGTTCCCGTTGCGGGCATTAGTGCTACGGGCACACCGAGTGCAACCACCTACCTTCGTGGTGATGGAACTTGGGCTACGGTAGCAGCAGGTGGCGTTACCTCAGTAACAGGCACTTCTCCAGTTGCTTCTAGTGGCGGCTCAACTCCAGCCATCAGCCTCATCTCAGGCTACGGTGACACACAAAATCCCTACGCCTCTAAGACGGCTAATTATGTTCTTGCAGCACCCAGCGGTAGTGCGGGTGTCCCAACGTTTAGAGCGATTGTGGCTGCGGATATTCCTACGCTTAATCAAAACACCACAGGTTCTGCAGGTTCAGCCCCTGCTTCGGGAATTACAGGGTCAACCTTAGCAAGTGGAGTGACCGCTTCATCGCTAACGAGTGTGGGAACGCTAGGTTCTTTAACGGTTTCAGGTAACGCTACCTTTGATACCAATACGCTGTTTGTTGATGCAACAAACGATAGGGTGGGTGTAGGAACAACCAGTCCTTATAACGCTTTAGAAATATCGGGTTCATCTTCGAGGCTTGGGCTTAACAACGGTGGCGGGGCTTCACGCAAGGCACTCCTAATTGAGCCTTTAGGTTATGGTGGAAATACTTACGCAAGATTAGAAAGTTACGATTACGGAACTTCGACAGGCGGGATTTTAGCCCTCAATGTTACGGGCGGTAATGTAGGTATAGGAACTGCCTCGCCTAGTGCGAAATTAGAATCCGTATCTACCACATCAGGTGCTGGTGGATGGTATATTGCTGCTCAATTATCAGCGGCAAATTATCCTGCATTAAGATTTGCAGCAACCACACCAAACAAATACTCAAGCATTGGAAATAACGGTGATGGAAGCCTATACTTTATGGTTAATGGCACATCGAGTTCCATCGGGACAGAAGCAGCCGTCATAACTGCATCAGGTAATGTAGGTATAGGAACAAGTAGTCCATATAATTTACTTGAAGCAACTAAATCAGGTGGTGCAACTATTTCCATTGCTAATTCCTCATCAGGTGCAGGAATTATGTATGGCAAATTATCATTTTATTCTACTGCTGCGGCAGGTGCTTATTCAGAATATGGTGGTCAAATCCGTTCGTATTCAGGCATAGGAATTGACTATGGTGATTTACGCTTTTATACAGGAAATGGTGCTACAACTGCTGAGCGAGTCCGTATAGACTCTAGCGGTAATGTCGGTATCGGGACTAGTAGTCCAGAAGCGAAACTTGATGTCTTTGGCAGTAGTTTTAATCTCAGGCCAACTAATACAAATTCCATAGGTCATTTTAATGTAACCAATGGCGTGGGTTCTCCTGTAAGTGTGAGACTTGCTTTTGGAACAGATAACACAGGTTGGCAGATGCGGTTTGCCAAGAATTATCAAGGAACTTATACGGATTATATGACCATTACGGACAATGGTAATGTCGGTATAGGAACTGCCTCGCCTAGCCAAAAATTGTCTGTTTCAAATAACATTATATTGGGAACAGCCGTTTCGGGTGCTGGAACTCCCGCCTACATTGATACAGGTATTAATTATTCAAATGCAACGACTAGGGATAAGTGCAAGATTTATCTATACAACTCAGGAACAGAGCAATATGGATTCAGCGTAGGTTCTAGTGCGGATATCCAATATCATTCAAATGGTATTCACGATTTTTATATTGCTAACAGTTTGGCTTTAAGAATTAACTCTAGCGGTAATTTGGGAGTAGGAACTGCGACTCCACAAGCAAAACTTTCTGTAACAGGAACAAGTGGTGCATTTAATGATATTGGCATATTTCAAGTAACTTCAGGAACAGGTGCTAGTGCAAATTGGAAACTAACTTTTGGAGTAAATGACGCAGGTTACACTTGGATTCAGTCTGTGCTTCCTGCAACTGATCTTAAGCCCTTAGCAATAAATCCAAGTGGCGGAAATGTAAGTATTAACACAACTACTTTTGGTTATGCTCTTAATGTTGGCGGAACAATCAACTCCACAGGTGCAATGTCACAAGCGGGTAACCAAGTCCTGCACGCTGGAAATTACTCATCTTATGCAATCGCTAGGGGTGGCGATACAGTCGATGGAGTTATTCTTTTTAGAAGTAATAAGGGTAATGGTGTATACCTTTCTAATACCAGCAATATGCAACTGCAAGCCTATTCTAGTGACGGAGGAACAGCCGCAATGTCGTTCCATCGTGCAGGCCTATACGCTGTAAATATGGGACTAGACCCTGATAATGTATTTAGAATCGGTGGTTGGTCTGCACCTGCAAATAGATTACAACTTGATATGTCTGGTAATTTAACAGTTGCGGGTTATGTTAGCGGAACAGAGATTTATTCAGGTGGTTGGTTTAGAAACTATAATTCAGGCACAGGATTGTATAATGTTGCAACAGGAAATCATTTTTACTCAGATGGTCAGTATTGGAACGCTGCCTATAGCGGAACACAAGGAATTCGGTTTAGAAACGGACACGCTGGGGGGATTTTAGGTTACCTCTATGCTGAAACAAGTGGTTATTTTGGATTATTAACCAACCAAGGTGCTTGGTCGCTAATGAGCAGGCCTAATGGCGCAGGAATCACTTTTTACGGAACTGAAATCGCTGTTGACCAAACTCTGTATGTTCACGAAGCAGCCAACAAAACACGAGTACCTAGAACCTTTGTTCAAACAACTGCCCCAAGCGGAACCTTGACAAATGGCGATATTTGGATACAATTCTAACTTAACCTTACAGGAGTCTTTATGACCTTCAAACTAGAATTTACCGAGGCAGAATTGAACATCGTGTTCAATGCCCTAACGCAACGCCCCTTCGCTGAAGTGGCTCAACTTGTTGGAAAACTTCAACAAGATATTCAAAAACAAGCACAAGAAACAAAAATGCCCAAGGAAGGTGAATAATGGCTCTCAATTATCAATGGTCAATTACCGCAATGAGTTGTTACCCGCAGTATGAAGGCCAAACAGATGTGGTTATTTCTGCGACTTGGAATTGCTACGCAACCGAAGTGGTTGAAGGCAAAACAGTAAGTGGAAATCAAATAGGTGGTTGTATGTTCGTTGTGGATAGCCTCACGGACTTTACTCCGTATGAAGATTTAACCCAAGAACAAGTTCTTGGTTGGTGTTATGCGGCTAATCCCAGTATGAAGGAAACAGCCGAAACGAATATTCAAAACCAAATTAACGACCAAATCAACCCACCGATTGTTTATCCTCCTTTGCCTTGGGCACCTCCAGTGCCTCCAGC